AAAACGATGACGTGGACAATGGTGGCGGTTCTGTTCCTGGTTCACCCAGGTCCCGTACACACGTTCTATTCGTCTAACACGTACGCGACAGAGCAAGCGTGCAGGGACGACATGATGAACGCAGCGCAAGACATAGTAAGCCAGTTTCCAAGGTATGGCTTATCGAAAGATGACGTGACGGGCATCGGTCTGGATTGTGTCGATACCGATAGTCTTCCTAATGAAGACAATAAGGTATAAGTTACCGGGACGGTAAGCGATGGCCGGCGACGACACCCCTCTCACCGAAGACCTGCGGTTCCTTCTGGGACAAATCAACGCGGTTGTTACTACGTTGCCGGCCCGCATGGACAGATTTGAGATACAGGTGTCAACCAGCCTTATCGACCTTAACACTAGACTGCGCATGGTGGAGCAAGCCGTGGCCCAGAAGACGGCTGTCTCCAGCACGTTGACGTGGATCGTTGGGCTAATAGCTGGCGCTGCCGGTTCGCTGGCGAGCGGGACCGTAACTTATTTTTTGACTAAGCATGGCTAGGTCCACGCTGCCGCGCTAATAGGTTCTTTCTTAACTTTATTCCTCGGTGTCAATTGCTTTGTAATGGCTGGTAGTGCGCCGCCCTGGCAAGCCAAGCAAGCATATTGTAAAGCATCCACGACGTGGGAGTATTCGTCTTTCTTTGGTTGGTTCTTCCGTATGCCCGATTGGCGGCTGATTTGGAACTTGTAACCGCCGGAGAGCGCCCTAACGAGGAACGGGCACCCATCCCGGTTTATGAGCATGCTGGGACCTCCGTGGGTATGCCGTCCAAGGAAGTACTCCACGGAACGTATCCGGGGTTCGAGGTCGTTAGTGGGGGCTGGGAATGAAGGGAACCCCAGACGGTTAAGGCAGTCGAAGCTACTCTCTTCCGTCATTGTGCTCTTGGCAATGCCGGATGGGTCGCCTACTATGGCGAACTTGCAGCCTAGGTACTTGTCCTTGTACAGTATGCCGCGTAAGTTTTGGGCGCAGTGTTTCTCTAACCCGATGTTATCGGCGCGCACCTCCTCATGCACGATCAGCCTGCCGAGATGGTCTGGCTGGCATATGACGCTCCATGGGTCCCTACCGAAGTCTTGGCCTATGATGAGGGGATAACCCGGCATGACCTGCGTATGGTCCACGACATGCCAATTTACCCGGAAAGTCTCCCGAAAAACGGCTTTTCCTGATGGATCATCGCCGTATTGGGCGCACACATATCGCTTGACGTAATCGCTATCCATGCCGAATTGGCGTACGATACGGTTATAGTATTCACGTCCCTGAGCGATCCGATCCGGGTGGCCGATGGGCAGCTTGCGGGTTTCCTCGGTTTGTAGGAGGTAGTTTAGGTTTTCTGCATTCCAGTCGAGCCCGGACGGCTGTTTGAATATGGACCAGTCTGATGGCGGCTCTTCCATGTGCTTTTGCCACGGAGACATCTCTTCCGGGAAGTTCGTATCGGCAACAATACCGTTCCAGGTAGGTGAGCCTTTTATGCCGGATGGATACCGGCCTATGCGTCCTGATAGTGGACCCAGCACGCTTATGTCCATCTCGATTGCTTCGCTTAGCCAAGCGGCCGTTAGTTGCATGGACAGGAGGCGGCCCTGATCGGCGGCGTCCTCTAGCGGGATGAAAATCCATTCTGACTTAATATCGTTGAAGTCAATGTAGTAAGTGCTCTCCGAGACCTTCCAGTAACCGATGCCGTTGGCTGTGAGCCATGTATCGCAGTCTTTTAGAACGGTGTCACGCAGTTGCTTGAGAGTTTGGCGCACGATAGCATACCGCGTATTGCGGATGCCGTTCTCGCCTGGGGTCTGTTCTAGCGCTCGGCGCAGTAGCTCGACGATTACCCCTGTGGTTTTGCCGGAACCTACCGGTCCAGCTAGCAGCCGGCCGTAGCTATTGGACTTGGAGAAGCGGGCGATGGTTGGGGGAGCATCATAATATAGCATTTTGTTCCGGTGTGGGCAGTAGTTCGATTACGGGCTTCTTGCTCTTGTCGAACTCCAGCTTATCGTTGCCCAGGTTAATGGTTATTTGGAAACGGTCGGACTTGTCGTCTTGGGATGTGGGCTTTTCTAGCCCAGCCACCTTGGATAGCCATTGTCCTGCCGCCACGACATGGTGCAACGGTTCATTGGTGTCCGTCATGCGGCCGTATATTTTAGGCATGATCTCTTCGATGAGGTAGGCAGCTTCCACTCGTACGCGCTCAGGCGTGTTGACGGCGCTATTCCACTCCACCCGCATGGCGTCCACCAGTTTGGCGAACCGTTCGTTTTCCTTAAGTTTTTCGTAGGTTGCCATGGATATCTTGAACTCAGACAAGATATCTTCAACTTCCCGTTGGTTGATGGCGATCTCGCGGGCGAGGTGCGTCATCGTCTTAGGAAGAACCGGAGCTACGGCGGTAAGGTCTTGGGTGGTCATGAAGAATTTTGTAACTCCTTGGCGTTAACAGAAAATTATGGAACTAGGTCAAAGCGGCGCTATTCAGGTCATCCCACCGGCTGTACTTGATGCACAAGATCAGAAACGCGCTGGTATGGCTGCGCAGGCTAAACAGCAAGCCGCCGATATGTTTGGCCAAGGCGACGTATCATCCCTAGTTGGATACATTAAGGGCCAATATGAAATATTCAGGAACCACCGGAATACCCAGCAAGGGTGGTCTGAGCGGCTTTTGGTAGCCTTGCGGGCCTTTAACGGGCAGTATGATCAAACCAAGCTGCATCAGATACGGCGGTGGGGCGGTAGCGAAATCTACATGCGGATGATCGCCCAGAAGTGCCGGGCGGCTAGTTCGCTTCTCCGGGATATCTACCTAGGCGCCGACCGGGCTTGGGGTTTGAAGCCACCTCCCGATCCTGACATCCCCCCGGATATAATTCAGAAGATCGACCAGTTGATGCAGGGCGAAGCTCAGATGGTCCAGCAGCAGTTAGGCACTCCCCCCAGTCCTGAGGATTTGCAGAAGCGCAAGATGGCGCTCCTGGACAGCGCCCAGGATGCCGCCAAGAAGATAGCATCCGATCAAGCCGCCGATAGCGAGGATAAGATTGATGAACTTTTACGAGAGGGAGGTTTTTACCATGCCCTCGCTGAGTTCCTGGTTGATATTCCAATTTTCCCTTTCGCTTGTATTAAGGGACCGGTTGTTCGCGTTATACCTACTGTCACTTGGCCTCCCCAGGGAGGCAAACCAACTGTGGAGATGAAGCCCACGCTGACGTGGGAGCGGGTGTCGCCTTTTGATCTCTGGTGGACCCCTGGCGTTTCGTCTATCGAAAACGCCAACATTATCGAAAAGAAGCAGATAACCCGCGCGGAACTGAACGAGCTTATGGACCTGCCGGGTTATAACAGCGACGAGATCACGGCGGTTCTTGATGAATTTGGGCGTGGCGGCCTATATGATAACTGGGATACCACCGATGCCGAAAGAGCGGTCCTAGAGAGCCGGGAGAACCCCGCCTGGAACCGGTCAGGCATGCTATCCATGATGGAGTTCAATGGGAACGTCCAGGGGAGGATTTTGCAGGACTATGGCCTTGCCGTCCCGGATGAGCTTCGAGACTACCATGTGCAAGTGTGGTGCATCGGTTCCCATGTCATCAAGGCTCAACTTAGCCCCTCTCCCAGAATGCGGCACCCGTATTTCATTACGAGCTTTGAGAAGGTGCCCGGCACGCCTCTTGGAAATGGGCTTACCGATCTATTGACGGATATCCAGGAAGCCGCCAACGCCACGCTCCGATCCCTAGTGAACAACCTATCCATTGCATCCGGCCCGCAGGTCTGGATTGACGACGAGCAAGTGGACCCCTTGGAGAATGGCGAGGACTTATTTCCGTGGAAACGGTGGCACGTTCGCAGGAACATGCTGAACCCCTCGTCCGGTAAGGGCGAGCCTATTGGCTTCTTTCAACCGCAAGACAACAGCGAGAAGCTGGTTAAGGTCTTACAGTATTTAACGGACGTAGCGGACGACGTGTCGGCTATTCCGAAGTACATCGGTGGCCAAGCCGGCGGCGATGCCGGTAGAACGGCTAGTGGATTGGCGATGCTAATGGGCAACGCCTCCAAGATATTGCAGACGGTTAGCGCTAATATTGACCGGGAGGTGATGGAACCTGCCCTCCTTCAGTTGTTTGATCTCATACTGCTTACGGATGAGAGCGGGCTCTTGACCGGCGAGGAGCATGTCTCCGTCCAAGGCGTCAACGTGGCTATCCAGCGCGAGACGCTACGGCAACGCCAGATCGAGTTCTTGCAGGCGACCGCTAATCCCCTCGACCAGAAGATCATGGGCGTTAGTGGCCGCGGTAAGGTTCTCAGGGCCGTATCTGGTACGATTGGTCTCGTGGGCGAAGAGATCGTTCCCGATGATGACAAGCTTGACCAGATGCAGCAGCAGGAACAGCAAGCCGCCGCTGCCGGACCCGTCAGCGAAGCCGCTCAGAAGGGCGCCATGGCCGGCGTGCAGGCCGGCGTGCAGCAGATTACCAAGGACCTCACCGCTGCCGGCATTGGCCAACAGATGGGCATGCCGCCCGTTCCTGGCCCCGTGCCGCCGCAAGGTCCGTCTGTCACCATGGGCGGGGCACAACCGCAGCCCGGTGGGCAGCGTACGGGACCGGGCGGTCCAGGCCAACCCTCTGCCCCGCATGGTCCGCCGGCTAATCCGGCGCAAGCTGCCGCACGCGCGCAGGGAGGGCAACCTAGACCGCTGGCGACCAATCACATGGGGCCGCAGACCGCTACCGTTGGCCACACCCCTGGCCCTGGAAGGGTACCAATCCAAGGTGGCGTTGGTTGATGGGACTGTTAGGATAGTTTAATCATCGTGTGCTACGCGACACGGAACGAAATTCTGAACCCCGTTTGCTAACTTAGCGGGTATGGAGCAAAGGTCAAATGGCTGGTTTTCAAATCCGTAGTTCCAGGTTTTACGACCTGAACACTATCGGCATCATTCTTAAGCAAGTCGTTGACATGATCAATGTCGGCGGCATTGGTGGTCCGACTGGCCCTAGCCCTACTGGCCCGACCGGGGCTACCGGCGTTACGGGTGTAACGGGGTACACTGGCTTCACTGGTAACACTGGTCCGAGTGGTGCTACTGGCCCGGCGGGTGCTGGTACCGGCGCTACCGGTGTGACAGGCCCCACAGGCCCCGGAGGAGGCCCTACGGGCGTCACCGGCCCTACTGGCCCCACGGCAGCGGGTACTGCGCAGACCGGCCCTACAGGGCCTACAGGCTCGGCTGGGGCGCCTGGAACGGGAACCACTGGTCCTACTGGCCCGACCGGCCCGCAAGGCCCTACGGGGGCTCTAACGGGCAACACGGGCAATACTGGCCCCTCTGGCCCCGCCGGCCCTGGGTCTGGCACTGGCCCGACCGGGTATACGGGGGCAACTGGTAACACAGGAGCGGCAGGCGCCAACTGGCTCTTCGTCGCCCCGACATCCGACCCCCACATCTTCGGGGCGGTTTGGAACAGCAGCGGTACCTTGGTGGTGTCCGCGGGTTAAGGGAGAAACTAGATGGCCGCTACTGGTACACGGGGTGGCCCTGGTATTTCCTCCCCTCGGAACTATCAGAGCCTAGACGCGATCCGCATCAAGCTGAAGCAGGTTGTGGACCTGATTAACCTCGGCGGTAACACCGCCGGGTTCGTGGGTGTCGGCGGAGCCACTGGTAAGACTGGCGCGACTGGTCCTACCGGTGCGGGTTTCCAAGGACCTGTCGGATGGACAGGCCTTACGGGAATTACCGGCTCTACCGGCCCTACAGGCATCAGCGGCGGGCCGGCCGGTCACGCTGGCCCTACCGGCCCTACCGGGGCGGTGGGAAATATTGGACCCGTAGGACCTCAAGGTTCTACAGGGGCCTCCAATGTGCAGGGTAACACCGGCCTCACTGGCTACACGGGCGCTACGGGCATCAACGCAGCTACCGGTGCTACGGGCGTGCCTGGAAATTCTGGCGCAACTGGCGGCGGCGTTGCCGTATCGACTGGTCCTACTGGTCCTACTGGTGTCACGGGTCCTGGTCTCGCGACCGGGAACACGGGTAGTACCGGCCCTACTGGGGCCACTGGTGCAACAGGACCGGGCGCATATGGTGCATTCGCAGCGGCGGTGGGTGGATACACTGGGGCTGGCATTCCGATATTCGATGAACAGGCTAACCCCAGCCAGCTAACCATGACGGGTCCTACTGGTGGCCTATTTGTCGTGCCGTTCTATGACCCGCACGTCAATAACGCAGTGTGGTTCTCCACGCTATATAACACCCCCAACTTTAACGAGTGGGATGGGTCTCCGGCCGGCACCACCGCTGTTCCTGGAACTTTGTCCCGCGCCGTCCAAGGATCGTTTAAGGTTAGCACGGGGTAATGTCTGAATAAATGGGGGAAGCGAACGTCGGCGCTTGACAACAGGTGCCGACGTTTCTATTAGTGTCATAGCCCCTATCAGGAAAGTACCCAATGCAGCCGAAGCTATGTCTTAACATGATTGTTAAGTCGGAGATGGCGAACCTACCTCGCCTTTTCGAAAGTGTAGCTCCTCACATTACTGCCGCGGTAATTTTTGACACCGGATCAACTGATGGAACTCAGGATTATTGCTGGAAGTTTTTTAGGGAAAGAGGCATAAATGTC